ATCTCCATCTCAATTTCTAACTCTACTTCTGTTTCAACCTCAACGATTTCTACCTCAGGCTCAGGTAAGTTTAACTCTATTTCAGCAATTTCTAATTCAACACTAGCAACGGTAATCTCTTCTACAGGAGCTTCAATAGGGACGAACTCTATCTCACCGTCATTCATGCTCACATCATTAAATTCAAAAACTTCTTCAATAAAATCTAACTCAATAGAGTCAAACAGATTTAGGTAATATATCTCTTCTACAGTTGTTATTTGCTGAGTGATAATGGTGTTAATTACATTATAAAAAACATTGATTGTAACATCATCAAATAGGGGACCTATCGCTAGATTTATATCTCGTCCACCAACTTCTACAGTTATTCTATTAAGAGACCCACTAAAATCAAATGATCCGCTGTAAGATTGATATCCAGACGCTATGCCAGATTCAGAAAGTATGTCTGTGCCTTGAAATACTGTATTAGAACCATTGCGACCTGTGATGTGCATGTATATTCTATCTTGAGCATCTCGTTTTTCGACTTCGATTGTATATTTTACTTGACCACCTCTATCTATTTCTAAATCAGAAATATCAATATTGTTGATAATAAAAGTTGTACCCATGCCTGGCACACCCATCGTTGACGTGCTATTGCCTGATCCTGTAATCTGTGCGCATCTATCTGCACCTAACTCTCCACATGTGTTGCCAGTTGGCATAGAGGCAGGCCCTTGCCCGCCCCAATCCGTACGCATGTCTCCATCATCTTGAGTGCCTACATAACCATTAGAGCTATCTAGAATATTACCTGAGTCTTCGTTAGTAACAGTTTGTGTTGTTGTTGTAGTTGTGGTAGTTGTAGTAGTTACTATCTCAGTTCCTAAATCTTCTTCAGTAACATCTATCTGTACATCTTCTGTAATTGTAACTCCGGGCTCACATAAGCCCTCATGATTAGGCAGACATACGTCAGCTTTAGAGTAAGAGTAACATAGACAGAGCCATAAGGCCAAAATTCTTAAGAGCATCCATATCTCCTTGTGGTTCTTCTTCTACTTTGACTTGTTGAACATAACTCGTTTTGTATCTACTACCCTCAGGAATTTCATGAGGATGATCTATCCAGTATTGAGCTGCCTCTTGGCCAATAAGCCCATTTACAGGGCACGGGGTCCCCGCATCTGTCATGCTGTCCCAGACACGATGGTCCTGACACAAGAGTGCCACCGCACTTACTTTCATGCCGTAGGAGTATTGGCTTCTCGAGAGCTTTAACAGCTGACATAGCTCGTCATCTACAAGAACACCTGTAGCAATACCTAACACATTATTTTGAACTGCTCC